TTGTCTATTTTGTCTATTTTGTCTATTTTGTCTATTTTGTCTATTTTGTCTATTTTGTCTATTTTGTCTATTTTGTCTATTTTGTCTAATAAAATTGAATATTATAATATTGATATTACTTTACACATACAAACACACACTCAATAATCATGTCGCCAACACCAGAACGATTTATGTGGGCATTTACCAGGGCAATGGAATATATTGCAAATGGTGAAGTTCGTAATGGAATGATGTCATTTGCATCAGATGCAAGTAAAATTGATCTTGATTTAGGAATTATGGGTATGGCATGCATGATGTGTCAAAATGCAGAAGAAGCAATTAAGATTATGGCTGGATTTCCGTCAGCACCAGACGAAGTTAAGAAGTATTATGACAACCCACAATCTGCAATGGAAAAGTGGAAGAAGTAAATACAATTTGATGTGATTTGAGATTTGATAATAATTAATAATAATAATTTATAATATTATTTTTTTTGAAAAAATAAAGTTTAATAAAGTTCAATAAAGTTTAATAAAGTTCAATAAATAAGTGAGTATTCACATAATTTAATTTAGTTTAGTAGAATGGTTTTTTCTTTTTTAATATAATTTCTGTTTTTCCATCTAGTGGAAGAATTACAGTATTATTATTTAATATCAAATTATTGTCAGTTATTGTGAAATCGTCATTATTATTGTTGCTTATGAAATAAATTTTACTACATTGTGAATAAGATTGTTGGTCTAATTTGTTAGAACCTCTGACAGCCATAGTTCTTAATTTGGGGCAATCTGTGATACTAGATAATGATTTGCATCTAGCAAGGTGAATATATTGTAGTTTAGGAAACCCGCATATTTCTGCGATTTGATATTCATTCCACAAATATAAATGTGTTAGATTTGGTAGTTTTTCCATTTTTAGATTATGATGATTACTTGTTGCCTGTAATTTTAGGACTTCTAAATTAGGAAAATCAATAATTTTAATATCGTTTAGCATTGTCGTTGCAATAGTGCTAATATGTAAGTATTTCAACTTATATTTTAGTGAATCTAGTCCGCTGTATGATAACACATTATCGATTGTTAACTTAGTAATATTAGATTCTTTAAATATAATATGTGATAAATCTGTTGGTATTTGAATTTTTAAATGATTTACATGTTTTAAATCTAATTTATTTGGATCAGTTTTCCTATCTTCTGTCGCATAATCAGAATTACAATTTAAATTAATTTTAGTTTTGTAAATATTTGCGTCATTAATTCTTGTTCGCCATATTGGATTTATAATACGATCACAATACAAATTATCATTAGTATCGCCTCTATCATTAGTATCATTCTCTTCAAAATATACAACTTGCCTGGTTTTCCAATTTGACCCGTGTGTAATATCGTTCCATCTTTTTGATAAAATAGATAATTTTTGAAGTAATGGTTTATCTTGAACGTAGTCAGCAATTATATAATTTAATTCAGTTGGAATATGTAGATGCGAACTCATTTTGTTGGATATTTGTTAGATGATGTAAAATAATAACAAATACAATAACAAAATCAATTTTTTGATATATTTTGTTAATTTTTGTATATTATGTATTATAAAAAAATTAACAAAAATAGAATTATTCTAGTGAAAATTGACATGAAAATTGATTTTTTTAGACTATAATATATAAATTTCACTTCTCTTGGACTCGTTCAAGACACCCTCAAACACTCTTTCAAACATGGAGCAAGCAGACATCAAACAGGTGGAATGCCTTGAATCTTGGAATCAAGAACCTGGATGTTCTGGTCCAGATGGAAATAGCACGGTGCGATTCCGATATTCTAATCCTGGTAAGATTACAAAAGTAGGTGGGACTTTGCGAGAATCTTATATAATTCCAGCTGGACAAAGTGTCAAATTTGGAGTATATCAAAATACAGATTGGTCTTGTTGTTCTGGGTGGACTAGAATCAAAGTACTTTTTGAAGGAGAGCTTCCTGAACCTGACTACGATGAATCTTTGGAGGTATATTCATTTACGTATGATCAAATTATAGATGCTATTGAAAAGGCAAATACTCCCAGAGGTGCAAGGCTTCCTTGTTAAATCTTTGATGTGTAAAGTTTTGAATTGGTATAAAGTTTGAATAAAATTAAATTTTTTTCTATATTTATTTTATATTTTTCTAAAGTTAAATTGGCATATATTCGAATCGTACTTTGTAATACTTGCTAGTTCCTAATTCTGGACCATATACAGGAACACTCAAAGTTTTCCCAGTTTTACTTATTTTTTCTGCTTTTAATAATGGAGTATCAAGTTGCATCTGCATAAATTCACCAAGTCCCTTTTCCCTATTTTGACTGCCTTTTTCAGGCACCATATATGAACCTTTTTCATCTCGAATTACATATCGTCCATTTTGCATATATAATAGGAATGTTGTTGCATTATCTTGGACTGTATCAGCAATTATATGTTTGTCTGTGTCTAGCCTTAGAAATTTACCCATACCACTCGACAATACAATTTTATTATCGCCAATATTAATCATTTCAAAACTGTATCTAGCCTTTTCTTTTTTTGGTATGCTAGAACGTCCAAGCATAAGCACATCAATCCCTACATTATTATCCCGTCGAACGTATATGTATTTACCAGTGTAATGACGTAATTGAATAAATTTGCGATGTGGCACATTAACAAGGTGAAAACATGTATTTTGGACGACATTAATATTATTCGTATTTCTGTATTCTTTTAAATATCCACTGTAATTTCCCATTACTAGAACTTCATCTTTATTTGTAGTTGCAAAAGATACATATCCATTCCAAGTATTATTATCATTTGTTGTGCTATCACTACTTCCACAAGATGATGCAATAGGTAGGAATGTTGCTAGTTTAATTGATTCTTGATCGTTTTCAATTGCATTAAGATATAGATAGTCTGAACCAGATGAAATATATTGTGTTATATCTTGACCTAATGCAAACATGATGCCATTTGGATATCTACTATTTTTCGATGGAACTATTAAAAAACATTGTCTAATTGGAAATTTATATCTTACTTCTTTACCAGATTTCATTTTATTTTTAATAGGTATGCCTTCAAACTTCAAATTATCACCATTTTTACTTAAATATAGGTCTTGGTTGCTAAATGATTGTATTGCGACTAATTTACCAGACATTTGCTTACCGAAATCTTCTAAAATCGTGTAATTTAGTTTTTTGGGTATTGGGTATTTATTCATAATGTCTTCAACCGGAGTAATCTTTTTATGAAAACGATATCCTGCGGGCTTTAATACGAAGCTAGACGTTCGAAATGTGTCTAGGTATTTATCCATCACATCGTCATGTAATTGGTAATTTACTGCAATGAATTGACATCCATAGTTCATAGCATTTGTTATATCATAGTTTAGTGAAAATACATCTGGATCATCCTCTATTTTATCATTATGTGGAGTTATAATCACTAGACCAGCTTTATTAAAATGGGTTAATACATCTACAATCTGTCTATCGGATTTTAATTCATCAAGATAATTTGAGTTTATTTTAACGGATGCAACATCTGGGTATTTGCTTTTAAAGTGATTTGCATCTTCTTCTTGTGCTTTTCTAGAAAGAATTGTGCTATATTTAGCGGTTCCTTCTTCTGGGGCGCCATTAATTTCATCTAATTCGTCGAATTTATACCTTTTAATCAAGCCTTCCGTTGGCACTATTATTTTAGTTAATTCATTGCTAAAGGTATATTCTTCACTCGCTAGTAAGACAATTTTGTTTAATAACTTACATAGCCTTTCATGGGCTAGAGGGAATTTATGATATTTAGCAGTATCTAGCAATCGTACTTTAAAGTATTGTCTGAGTATATCTGCAACACTATCTAAGGTATTTTTATCTTCTGTCTTTAAATTTAGATATATGAAAAGCGGGTAATTCAAAGGGTCGCCATCTTTAACAAACGCCATTTTTGAAATTACATTACAGACTTCAGATAGTTCCAAAACATTTAGACTATTCACCCAAGAACCATGTTTGTCCCCAGTTGCTACTACAGGCTCTGAACCCGCCATTAATGCATCCTGACATATTTGAAGCTCAATATATCTAGCACCAGACCGAAGAACCGTTTCTATCATTTCTAAACTGACATAATCATATCTCTGATTTCCTAGACAAGCGGTATTATAACTAGATGCAATGTAGTAATCTGCTAGAATTGTGTCATCATCTGGATTTGTAATTTGAGAACATGTTTTTAGATTTTCTAGATTAATTCTACTTGGATAATCTGATACTTCAATTACTTTATCATAATTGCGTTTACCAAAAGAATAGTAATAAAATAAAAATATTAGTATAATTAGTATTGTTCCTAGAATGACTAACATAAATTTATTACTAGACTCAATTTGTTTTAGTAGTTCTGGTTGTAGCATTTTTATTCAAATCCCAGTATATTATATTATGATTAGAATATGGAATATACGAAAAAAACATTTATTAGAAAAATAGTGTAAATATATTGAATAAATATATTGAAAAATAGTGTAAATATATTGAATAAATATATTGAAAAATAGTGTAAATATATTGAATAAATATATTGAAAAATAGTGTAAATATCGATTAATTATTAGTCCAAGTCGTTAAACAATGACAGCAAATATACATAAATTTCATATCATTATCTTCAATTTGAGTATATGCTACTAAATTTGTGGGCTTGTCTTCATTGGCAACTTCGGATGTGCTTTTATGTGTCGGACATTCATTGTTATGACATGGCAGATTGTTGATATGCGGTATGGTTGGGTCTTGACATATATACTTCAAATTTTTTTTAGACTGAATATAGAGTTTCTGTAGATCATATTCGTTTTTACTGATGCATTTTTCAGTTTTTGTATCTAATTGATTTTTATAATTACAATTTTTACAAATATATTCTAAATATTGTTTGTTATCTTCATCCATTCGGATTTTTAGAGACAAAGTGTTTTGACATTCTGGACAAAATTTCATGATTACGTTTTTATGGCTATTTAATGTATTCTAATAAAATGAATTTCAATTTTTTCTTATGTTATAATAAAACTACAAAAAATAAATAAATAAATATAATAAAATGGTTAAATCTCGAAAGCAGACCGGTGGTAGCCCCGCATCTGATAGAGTAATGTCTCATACATCATGTGCACGCAAAAATGGTGTATTACCTAGTGATAATATGGCAGAGGATGGGCTTATGGTTGGGGGTGGGTCTGACTGGAGATCTATAGTATATTCTAGGGGTCCAGTTAATAACCAAAGTAATTTAGACATGTTCTCAAAATTCGCAAATCCAGATCAATATATTTCTAACGCCCAATTGGTTAATCCAAGCAACATGCCAAATGTAGGTTTTCCATTATCTGGAGGCGCTGATAATTCATTAAATACACCTATTGCGCCAGTAGAAGGAAATGCAGTAGATGAAGATGTTGAATT